ATGAGTACCAGATCCAGAGAAGTCAGTATCAGCTTCATCGAATAAAGCTTCAGTACCACCCTGAGTAGAGTACTTAGATTTCATTGCAAAGATAAGACCAGTAGGTCCACTCATTGGCTGAACACCAGCGATATCATAAGCAATAAGGTTAGGCATTGCACGTCTAACAAGAGAAATAAGTACAGGATCAAAATTAGCAATGTTAGAACCAGTAGCGTTAGCATGTGCTTCTGTAACATTTCCAAAATTTTGTTGTACTCTTTCTTCTTTTAGAGCTGCTTCTTGGTTTTCAAGAAGTCTTGCAGTAACAGCCTTTTTGTATCGATCATCGATACTAGGAACATCACCATGTTCCAAGACAGGAGACCATTTCTCCATTAATTTTTCGTCTGCACTAAACATTTTTTGTTTACCCCTATAAGTTTGAGTTATTTAATGTGTTTACTAATAGCTTGAGTATATGCATTCATTGTAGAATTAGTTGTCACCTGAGGTGCTTCTTCTTCTCCAACTAGAGCATCAGCTTCATCTACTGATTCAGTAACTTCTTTTTCAAAGTATGATTCTTTAACGGTTTTAACTTTCATTTCGAAAGTCTCAGCGTCATCAAAATCGATATCTTCAACCAAAGATGCTAGTTTTTCAGCTTCAGTAGCTGCCAAGCCCGAAGATTGTCTTCTTACAACATCAGCTCTTTCGAAAGATTGAGCTTTTTCATGTAATTGAATATTATCTTCTGTGGTTTTATTGAGTTGTTCTTCAAGTTCAGAGACTTGATCAGCTAAATCGTCGATCAGGTCAGCTTTCCCTTCAGGAACTTCAATGTAATGTTCCTTGAATACTGATTGTAAAGAATCCATAAATTGCTCAGCGATTTCAGTCCTAAGACCTTGCTCTACTGCAACTTCGTTTTCTTTGATCCAATTTTCCACTACATAGTTAAGGTATGAGTCTACCTTTTCTACTAGTGATTCATTAAGATCATTAACTTCAGATTCAAGATTTTGCGCATATTCTGATTCTAATCTATCTATTTCAGCACCTACTTTTGATTTGTAAGCAGCTTCAAAGATAACACCAGCTTTATCACGGAATCCATCAGATAGTGTAGCTTCTTCTGAAACTAAGATATCCAGGTCTTCACCAAAGTCTACATCTTCGGCTTTAGCTTTTGGCTCAGCCATTTTTTTAGTAGATTTTGATGCTTTACTAACCATTCCACCTTCGTCTTCAGATTCAGACATTTTTACCATCTTTGCAAACAACTGTTGCGCTTCGTCTTTTCTCGCTTTCTTCAGCATATCGAGAGCAGCGTTAATTACACCAGCTTTAGTTTTAGGAATTGCAACTTCTTCAACTTCATCTTCTTCATCATCCTCTTCGGCTGACTCGTCGACTTCGTCTTCGTCTTCTTCTTCCTCGTCTTCTTCTTTAGTAGCTTTCGCTTTCTCTTCTAAAGACTCTTCTTCTGTTGTAACTTCAACTTCCTCTTCAACAACTTCATCGGCAACCTCAGAGATTTCTTCTTCAGTTACTGATTCGTTTTCAACGCCTTCAGCGACAACTTTTTTAATTTCATCTGTCATTGACATTTGTATTGTCCTCTTAAGTTTTGAGTTTATTAAAGTTTAGAGAGGAAATTCTTAAACGCTTTGATCTCTGCTTCAGCTAAATGCTTAGCGGGAGTACGTTTTATTTCAGTCTCAATTTTTTCAATTTCTTGCGGCTGCAGGATACCATTGTTCCATATCCATTCAACACCTTCCATTACTCCATTTACAAATGCACTTGGAGCAGATGGGTCTTGAACAATATCTACGGAGGCTAACATAAAGTCATCCTTCACGTACATGGTTCCGTTTTTGTTCGCAAGAGTTCCCATACCACGACTAGATACACCAAGCTTAACACCACCTTCAAGAAGACCTTCTACAATCTTCCCCATAGGAGTTTTAAGTATTGATGCTTTTCCATAAACATCATTCCCCTGGAATTCCAGGTTTGTGATTTTATGAGAAACTTTATCAAGGTTTACTGTTGGTCCTTCCGGATGATTTAATTCTCCAACAGCTCTCCCTGCAGAAACTTGCTCTTTGACATATTTGTCAACAGCAGCTTCCAAAATTCTTTTTTCATAAACACGGCCGTTTCTATTTTTTTGTTCGGCCTGCATGAATACGCCTTCAATGACGTACTTCTTTTCACCATTTTCTTTGGCTTCAGTTACGACATTTAAGTTATTACTTACGTATTCAGATATTAGTTTCATTTAACTTCCTTTTTAGAAAGACTAGTAAGAACATTAAGTATTACCTTAGGATTTGCTCCAGCATTCATTAATGCTTGATTAATATCACCCCATTGGTACTTAAGCTTATCTCCAGATTTTGAGTATTTGCCTGGACCTTCGCTTAGAAGTTCTTCTCTAATACTTTCTTCTAGTCTCATTTATAAACCTTCTTCGCTATCTACGATTCTTGTTCTTCTTCAGCTTCTGGTAATTTTTTACCTAAGTTAGAAGCAATTTCTATTTTTTTGGCATCCAATGTTGTTTTCATTTTATTTGCCATTACACCATTAAAAGCCTTATTGGCAGAGACATTGTCTCCATCTCTAAGACTAGAAATTATATCAGCTACACTTGTACTCATTTTGTTTCCTCGTCAATATATATTTATAATAAATAAGTTTTCTACAGATCAATATCGTCGTCTTCTTCGCCGTCATCTTCACTGTCTATTTGCTTATCAATAGCTAAAATATCATCATCAGTTTGACGTAAAATATTTTTTCTAACCCATTCATTTGATACGTATTTACCTACGTATTCATCAACAGATGCGATAAGCTCGAACCTTTCACGGACTATTTCCGCTTCTTTCAGTTCACTAAAGTAATTGTCTTCAATATAATCAAAGGCAATCATTTCTTTCCATTCATCCCAGTCTTGAGGAGTTATTATTCCCTTAAGTAAGAGTTGAGTTTTAAGTGTTTGCATAAACACATCGGAAAATCTTTTTCTTAATCTATCGATAAATTTCTTAAATTTAACTTCATCTCTAGATATTTCAGTAGATCTACCTAAAGCAAAGGTAGATTCTTGTTCTAATCTGTTTATAGGTACATTTAAAGACCTATATAATTTCTTTTGAAAATATAAAATATCATCAATTTGCCCTAGGTTTTCTCCACCAGGTAATGTTGATATTTCTGTTCCTCTACCACCTTCTCTACGTGGTAAGAAAAAATCCTCCAACATTGACATATGCTTTTTATCATCTTTTATGTCTCCTGTTGAAGCATCGTAAACTAATTTGTTTCTATATTGATTCATAATATTACGTAAATATTCTTCGGCCTTACCTTTTGGTAAGTTACCAACATCAATATAAAATATTCTTCTTTCTGGTGCTCTAGAAATCCTGTATATAACTAAAGAATCTTCCATCATTCTTAATTGATTAACAGGTTTTATTGCTTTCTGTAAATAAGATAGTATTCTTTTTCGTCCAGCATCTAACATACCAGATGTACAATATATTATAGCATCAGGATGTATTTTCAATCCCTGATCAGCCATATTCATTTTTTTATCTTGGAATAAAAAATATTCTTTTTGTTTTACAACAAGCTTAGCACCGGTTTTTGGATCCTGTTTTTCTTCAACTTCTTTTACTTTTTGTAAAGAAATTGGATCAATATATCTAAGTTCTTTTATTCCAGCTTTTGGATTGCTTTCATTTATAATAACATGATATGGTAATCTACCATCAATATACCATTTTCTAAATATATCATGTCCATATGAATTAAATTTTAATAATCTTAATACTTGATTAAATTCTAATCTAACTGAATCTTTTATTTTGTCGGATATATCTAATTTGTCTAATATAATATTTACTGGTGCTTCATTATGATCACCAACAATTGCTTCATTAACAATATCTTCTACAGCTGCATCACACTCGGGTTGAGTAGATACATCTCTATATTTTAATATTTGATCAACTTCATTTTGTGCTTTATCAGCATCTAAATCTAAATATGCGCCAAAGTGACCTCCAGAGTTTATTACTCCGGCTCCATCAGCGTCAGTACTTGGTACAATAGAAATTGGTTCTGCTTTGGAACTTTTTCTATTGATTTCAAATCCGAAAAATTCTGCCATTATTTCTCCATAATATTGGAGGGGAATAATCCCCTCCTTTATTATTTATTTATACTACTTCTAAGAAGTGGTATTTGATTCCCAATATTGAACTTGTAATTCAACTGTGAACTCTTCAATAGTATTTTCGCTATCATAATTTAAATCAATAGTTGAAATACTTGAAGGCCAACAACCTCTAAAATCATACTTTTTAGTAACTTCACCAGCTTTATTAAGCTGTTCAACTACTACGTCAGAAATATAATCATTCATATTTGCTAGACCAGTATTAGTTGCAAAGTTATTAATACCATTAGCCCAAGATTCAAACGCATTTCTAACAACAAAGTCAGAGTCATTAATAATTGTTAATGATAATGGTTCAAATGTTCTATCGCCAGCCATTTGAAGCTGTCTGCCTCTAAATGGAATAGCAATAGGTGCTATGGTTGATGAAGGAACCTGTACTCCTTTACATAAGAAAGAAGTTAGTTCCATATCAGGGTTTACGTAACTAGGAAAATTTACTGTCGCTTTAAATAAATTAGCTCGAGCACCGCCACCTGTAAGTTTAGATTTAAAATCGTCTACTCCTAAAATTGCCATGATGTCCTCCTATTACGCCGAAGTACCAGCGATCTCGTTAAACTCGACCCCTGATCTTGTAGCTACAAAGTTCAATGTAATAAAGTTAATCGATCTTGCAGGCTTGATAAAGATATCAGCTACAAATTGATTAGAATCTATTATTTGATTTGTATTGTTAGTACTATCGCAAACAACTAAGAAATCATTTAGTCCTCTACGCCCTTTAACATCTCTCAAAAATGGTTCAACTAAGTTTTTGAATTGAGCTCTTGTAAACTCATCGTTGAATTCAAATAACTGTGCTTTAGCCGCAGTTGAGATTGCTTTTTCTAATGTATTAAACAATCTTCTTACATTAATTCTATCAAATGCAGAAGGTTTGCTCAATAAAGTTTTATCTCCAAAAAGAATCGTTCCTTGACCAGGTAATGATACAATTGGATTTACTCTTGCTTTATAAAGAGTATCTCTATCAACTTGCTTTGGATTAAATGCTAATTTAGTAACACCTAATAGTTGACCACGATTTACACCAGCTGGTGAAAACCATGCGTCAGCCACAGTGTCAGTGTTAGCACATAAGCCAGCAACATGGCCAGCAGCTCCAATATAACGATATTTATCATTATATTTGTCATAGACATATAGAGCACCTGAATCACATGAAGCGTAAGAGCTTGATGTTAGAGTATCAGCAAATGCTACAACATCGGTAGCAGGTGATGATGATCCCTGTGTATCTGCAATTGGTGGTGATACAAAAGCCATACAATCTTTTCTTGCGTTAGCAATAGAAATTAGATCATTAGCTATAGTATTTGCACCATTTGCGTCTGGTACTGAAAATAGTAAATTAACATCAACAGTTTCAGCATCTTCTAGTAAGTCATATCCTAAAGCAAGTTCGCTTGGAGTAGGTGAATTATCATCTGATCCACCTGAAAGACTTATTGAATTTACTGCTGTTAAAGTTCCTGTTAAAGAACTAAGTCCAGATATTGCACTACCTGCGCTAGACAATGTAGTGTTATGGTCCATCCATCTGATATAGTTAGAACCAGCGTTGATAACATCAACATAATAGTTTGATGTTCCATCGTTAGCTTTAGCGTCAGATCCTATTGACATAAAGGAAAAGGTTTCTAAAACAGTGTTAGCTGTTCCTGATATAAGTCCATCTTGATCTATTACAATCACATGTACTTCATCATTAAATGAAGCTCCTTTACCTAGGTTTATTGCGTAGTCTGATGTGCCAGGTTTCGCATCAAATTGGCCTTTATACGCCCAAGCGTTAAAGTTTGATGTTGAAATATCGGCTGTAACCATTTCTACTTTTAAACTGTTTCCTAAAGAACCTGGGAATTTTGCAGCCCATGCTCCTACAGATCCAGCTCCACCATCATAACCACTATTGACATAGTTGTCGTCGTTCTTTATTAAAAGACCGGCGCCATCTGCTGTAGCGTTATCATGTCCACTAGCAACTCTAACAACATTAAGTGCATTACCATACTTTAAAAAAGCCGAAGCTGTTAAAAAGTATAATGCAGTATTATCGTCAGGCGTTCCAAATATGGACGCGAGTTCTTTTTCAGAACCAACTGATACAACTTGCTCGACTGGACCCCAGTTAAAAGATCCTGCAAAGCCACCAATAGAAGTCGAAACGGCAGGTACTACGGAGACCGCGTCAATTTCTTTGACTTGAACTCCTGGTGATACTTGAAATGCCATCGCTTTATCCTCTCATTAAGGTTTATATATTAAGTTAACATAATACGGTTTTTTATTCAATCACTATTATTTATAATATAGATAAACTCTAGAACAATCCCGTATTTCTTGTTTCTTCTTCAAACCATACAGTTCCATCTTCATCTTTAAATGTTTTTGGTCTATTATTTCCTCTACTACCTTCTATAAATCCAAATGGAATCATATCGTCCTGTATAGCTTTTAATTGTTCTTTATATAACATATTTTTCATATCAATATCAGATATAGATTGAAATATATCTGTTGTTGTAAACCATGCAAATAAAACTAAATTCATCATTAAATCATCATGATTAGGTGCTATAGCCATATAACTACTCCCTTTAGATACAAAAGTAGTCATTTCTATGATAGTTTGAGCATCATGAATTGCTAATTTTCTTTGCTCTATTAAATCTTTTATTGAAGAGCATCCGATTCTTTTTACTCTTCTTGTCATAGTAGCACCAACTGAATTCTTTTTTACAACTGATTCTACAAACATATTTTCATATTCTAAATCATAATATAATCCATTACAAACAACCACTCCTTGATCATTTGATTCAACTATAACGTATGCTTCATTATATGTATTAGCCCACTTATATACTAGGTCTGGTAGTAGCATTGGTGATATATTGTTATCTCTGAATGTTCCTACTTGTTCAAAACTTTCTGATGTTATATCTATAATTGTAAAAGTACTATAGTCTTGTCCTCTTCCTTTTGCTACATCCACAGTCATTACATAATTATGTCCTTTAATTGGCTCTTTATATATTGATACATTTTCCATAAAATAAATAGGTTCCATTGCTTTTTGCGCCAATAAGTGATTAGCAGCAATAAGAGTATTCCCTCTTCCATGAAATGTATTACCAAATTCTTGTTCAAATTGAAGTTCTGATGTATTTGCTACAGTCGTTTCTTTCCACTTTTCATCTCTTCCTGGTACATCCCACCAATCAACTCTAAATGATTTATATTCATTAGTTTCTGTAACAGCACCTTCCCATAGTTTATGAAATACATTGCCTACTCCATTAGCTGTAGATGTAATAATAATTTGTGTATCTTTACCAGATGATACTACTGGATACGTAGATGTATAAAATTGCCCGTCATTTTCTATAAAGGCAAACTCATCTAACATTAGAAGATTGATTGACAAACCACGAATTGAATTACCACTTGTTGCTGATGCAATAATTTTAGAATTATTACTAAATTCTATAGAGCCTTTATTTAAAGCCTTACAACCTGGCTGTAAAAAAAATGGTAAATTTTCTAATGCTAATGTAATACGAGCTAGCATTTCTCTTGCAACAGCTCCTTTATTAGCTAATATTGCAATTGTTTTTTCTGGATGAAACAAAGCATACCATAATAAATATACAACTGAAGATATACTTTTACCTGATTGACGACAAGCCAAAACTATACTAAATCTATTATTTAAAAAATGATTAAACATTTTTTCTTGATATGGATATAAATCAAAAGGAACTAAGCCTTCATCAAGAGAAATAACCTTGACATATGTTCGAGCAAAATATACGGGACTTTCCATACATTTTTTATATTCTAATACTTCTTTCTTAGTAAATTCAGATTGAACACCATCTCTTTTAACAGAAGGGTTACCTAAATAACCAAGTTCGTTATTCTTTATTTGGCTCGACATCTATAACATCTTCTTTATTTAATAACATTCTTTGTAAATCGGTAGTACTACCAACAAAAACATTATTATTTGTCACTTGTTTACGTTCTTCTTTAGTTAAATCTTTTTTAGCTTTTTGAAGTTTCATTAATTTATCGGTTACTTCACCCATATTTCTGATATGATTAGATAAAACTTCAAATGCTCTAGGATGCTCTGATTCTTTAGCAAGCTCAGCTAAAGCATCCATTGATAATGTACCAGTTCTTATTAGATCTTTATAAGTTTCTCGTGAAAACTCATAATCATCTTTTATATCTTTTTTCTCTATAGGAATTTTTGAAATTTCGGTTTGATTTTTAGATGGCAAATTTTTTGCCAATCTTTCCGATATTTGATCTTTTTTGCTCATAATAATTATTTATATTGTCCATGACGTAATAGCAGTTGATACTGAAGATGTGCCACCAGTAATAGTTTCTCCAGGTTGAAAATAGCCATCTGCGCTATTTACACCTATATCATTTCTTATTAATGCACCATCTACTACAACAGGTGTAAATGATCCAACTCGAGCAGTTGAACCAGAAGTTGTTCCTGTTATGATTTCTCCAACACTAAATGTGCCAGAACCTGAGGCTACGGATATTGTAATAGTTTCTGGTTGATTAATAAAATCTGTTACAGTCGTAATTCTATATTGCCCACTTCCCGGAGTTGTAGTAACTAAAGTATCACTTTCAACTGCAGTACTTGGATCAACCTTTATAGATGTTGAAGCATATCCTTCAACTACATTATCTTTGTTTATATAATCAATATCAATTTCTTTAATAACATTTTGTGAACCTTTAGAACTATAAAAAGTCATTTTCATGGTAAATCCTAAAGTATAAGTTAATACTCTACGAGTCACAAAATCAGCTTCATAATCATCTGCTATAGCTACTGAAGTAAGTACTATAGGAACATCTTGTTTAAAATCATTCCATCCATCAACTGGCTTTATAGACACAGTATAATCTGGTTGGAAATATGGCAAAATTTGTTCCATTATTTGTAAGCCATCATCTTGACTATTTGACATAATAGTTAATTCCATACCAATATTATATGGTACTTGAAAATCAATTTTATCTCTTTTTAAATCATTAGCACTAGCATTTGTAATTTTATTACGTTTATTTTGCTTTTGATTTAAATCGATATCTAGACTAGTAATTTCAAAGGCCATTCTTGGTAATTTAAGAGCCATTGATTGTTCACTTAAATTTTCATTTAAACGAGATAGAAATTTTTGCTTTGGTCCATAAGCTAATGGAACTTTAATTTGATTTAATATACCACCACTACCATCTTTTCTAATGACAGATATATTATTAAAAAGAGTACCAAATACGGCTACTGATTTTCTAACTGTTGCGTGATAAAAATGACTTCCAAACATTAGTAATTATCCGATGGATCTCCAAATGGGTTAGTTTCAGTAAAATCTAAGAATCCATCAGCCGATACTTCAAATGCAACATTCTCGCCTTGCCTATCTGTAGGATCAACAAACACACTATTATCTCCTATATCATATACCTTAGTAATAGTAACTGTTTTAGCAGATTCTGCTCCTGTTAAAGTTAGTGTTGATGATACAGCAAAATCTCTCGCTTCAGCAACACCAGATACTCCAATTTGTGATACTTGAATTCTACCACCAATATTGGATAGTTTTTCGATTTTTTGAACTGTACCAAATACACTTGTTAAAGCTACTGGAGGTGAAGAACTATCAAAGGTAAGATTTTGTGTTACCCTTTCTCCCATTTGTAAGTGATCACCATTTGTAGTAGAATATTCTAATGTAACTTGATACGTATCATCTTCTTCAACTGCATCTATAGAAGCTATACCAGTATCAAATTCTTCTTCATTATATTCATACAATGCACATTGTAATCTATATACTGGAAGATTTGATAATTGATAAAATGGTTGCTCATGCTCAACAAACATGACTTCAAAAAATTTATTTGATAATGGTAAAAATATTAAGTCGCCTTCTCTTGGTCTAGGAGTATCATTTACTTCATCTTGTAAACCAACGTAACGATCCCAAATTTTTCGAGATATAACGAAGTTAACTTCATCTCTTACTTCTAAACCAAATTTAGAATATAAATCTCCTTGTCCTTCAAAACCATCAGTCCCTTCGATATATGCCTCTATCATGTAGGCATCATCAAACCTAGAGCTAGTATCTTCTCCTAAAATTGAATCTCTATTAACTAGATCTCTTGGTAGGTAATAAACATCTTGACCAAAAATTTTAAGTGACTCTATAATTAAGTCTTCGTAAAGATTTTGTTCGGATCTTACGGCCTGAGAAAAATATACATTTCTAGGCATAATTTATCCCGTATAAAAATCGACAGGTTCTTCCCAATTAAGCCGAGCTTCTTCAGTTAGCTTTTCGATTTCTTCTCTTGCATCGTCAAATATTTGTCTTCCATTAAAAGTAACTCCTCCAGGCATTTGCATACCTTCAAACTTTAATAGATTTAGACCCCATTGTTGTTTTATTAAGGCTGTGGCATATTTTTTTAAGTAATAATCATTATATACATCTGTATATGTATCTGGATCTACTATTCTATAACACTCTACTACCAAATACGTAAATTTTCCTGCAGTTAATTCTGAAGTAAGTAACCCTGAATTACCCATGCCACTATGTACTTGACAATAATAATATAATGATGTTTCTGTTGTATCTGTTACTACTAATTTTGTGCTAGCACCAGATGAACCTGGAGTACCGGTAATTGTAACTCCTGCTGTATATTCACTTCCACTAGCATGTGCACCATTTATCGTGGTACTTAATTTTAATGGATGACCAGAATTACTAGAATGAGATTGATCAAATGTTATTGTTGAACCTATTGATAAAGTTTTATTGGGAGTTATTTGACCATCAAAATAAAATTTTCCACCCACTACTGTAACCGCTATAGTTACATCATCAGGAGTTTCTGTATCAACACTCCAATCCATATTAACTCGTAATTGATTTTTATGTCTATTGAAATCAACATGCTTTTCATCACTATCTAAAATCATATCTAACATAGCTAAATGTTGCATTTTCATTTCAAAATCATATAACTGTCCCATAAATCCAAGTGAATGCATATCATTTAACATAACTTGGTATTTAACATCAAACATATTGTTTGTTAAATTAGAATCAGTTAATGGCATAAGCCTTACAACATTAGTTACTAAACCTGGTATAGTTATATAACCATTAGTTTGATCAGTCTTAGTTACTAAATGTTTAAGATAAACTTTTTCTATGGCATCAGCATGATATTCTTGATAAAACTGTAAAGCCTCATCAATTCTATCATCTACTTGATCATCATCTACATTTATTTCGATTACAGGATGCCCTAAAGCTCTTTTGCAATATGAAATTAATGTTGATCTACTATTTGGTTTAGCCATAATACTATTTATATTATCTTATTTTTCAAGCTATTCATCTACCTGATCCTACATTTTTAAAATGGTAAATCATCTAATGTTTTTTCTGTAGCCGTAAGACTGTCAAGTGTGTATATAAAAGTGCTTATCTCATCATCTTGCATATTGTCATACGCATCTGATACTAGCTTTTCTAAAATTCCTACCTTAGTCGTTCCTAATACATTTTTAACCCAAGTTAATGCTTGCGATTCTGTAATCTCATTATACGTAGTGAAAGAATCTGCATTATAGGAAAGATCTTTGTTACCTCGTGTTTCTGCAAACTTACCATCTTTTTCATACTTGATATGAAACTCTGCATTTTTGACTATATCTGCGTGTGTGTCATTACTGACAGTAGTTAGTTTTTCTATTTTCCAAGTTATCATGATCTTGTTGCTCCATAAAATCCTGAGTAATTACAGCCCCATACAGAAATTGTCGTTCTATTTTGATTACTAGAATATGTAATTCTTGCTTTACTTGTATCTGACCTATCAGCACCATAACTTCCTACGACTGAACAAGAGAACGTGCCACCGCCACCTGAATCTAAAACACTTACAGATAAACTATTATTATAGTGTGTAGCTCTTATCAATGCCCAACCGGCGGTTTGTCCTGATTGTCCACTTGAAGTGTGAGCGCCTATTGCAAAAAATGTCATAGGTTGCCATTCACTCTGTGTTGACCCAAACCAAAAATCTACAGATTCAGCAGAGGCATTATCCGCAGCAGCTCCTATTCCTGCTATTGGATAAGCAGCACCATCACCATCATACTGGGTGCTATTAACGCCCATAAGTCCATAGGAATTTGTTAACCCACGGCCTTCACCGCTTGAGCTTCTTCCTGACCAAAACGTGCTATAACCGTCTGATCTGTCTTGAACTTCAAAAGAATGACCAGCAGTATTTGCAGTGGAACCAAATATAGCACCACCATTTTTATCTATAAGAAATCTTGTAGTAGGAGATGTATTACTATTAGGAGCTGTCTGCACTGTTATTTGGGAACCACCAGCTGGACCTTGAATATTAATACCACCCCATGACTTACCTGTATTATGCCAGGTACCAGAATTCATATCTCTTTGCGTAGCTAACTGTATATTAGTTCCATCAAATCCCATAAATGCTGAGTTTGTTCCATCATCTAAATG